GCTACCGAATCATAGAGAGGGGTGCAAGCTCCGGTGAGCTTGTGCTTCTTGAATCCGTAGAGGCCGAATTTGCGACCCTCAAGAATGGTTACGCGGGTATTAAGTGGACTCACAGCATCATCAATCGCCTTGGCAACTGAGCCTTCGCCTGCGCCTTCTAGGGTGTCAAGCCTGTCCTCTACTGCGTCAAGGTCAGCCTGATTGGCCTTGGCCGCAATGGTGTCCAGCTGGGCGTACAGCGCGTCGATCTCGGTGCTCTTGCCGTACACGCCTTCGATCGCGGCAAGCTTAGCGTAGACGCCCTGAATCTCCGTGAGCTTGGCCTCGACGGCCACGACCTGAGCCTTGGCGGCTTCAAGGCTGACTATCTGGTCCTTGATCAACGCCAGCTCGGCTATCTCGTCGGCCACCCCTGCCACTGCTTGGAAGTCGGTCCCGGCGAGCATGCCGTCCACCGCTTCCTTGGCGAGCACCGCGGCGTCTCGTGCGGACTCAGCCCCGCCCTTGGCGAGCACTGCGGCATCCCTGGCGCTCTCAGCCCCGGCCCGTGCGGTCTCGGCGAGCCCCTTGTCCCTGAGTGCGTCCTCTGCATATCCGCCCGCCTGTCCTGCGGAAATGCCGGCCTCCTGCGCCTTGGTCGTGGCCGTAGAGGCCGACGTGCCTGCGCTCGATGCGCTGAGGGCGGCCGACGTGGCCGACCCGGATGCCTGTGACGCGGACCCTGCGGCGGCGTCCCTTGCACCTTCGGCCAGACCCTTGGCGAGCACGGCCTCGTCCCTTGCGCCCTCTGCGGCGCCCTGTGCGATGACAGCGGCGTCCCTTGCACCTTCTGCGGCGCCTTGTGCGATGACAGCGGCGTCGCGTGCGGCCTTCGCCTCGTCGGTCAGCCCGCCGAAGATGACCAGGTACTGGTCCAGCACGTCGGGGGTGTACGATGCGCCGGCAGCGTTGAGCCTGCCGGACACCTCGAACTGGGTGTACTTCGTGTTCCATACCACGGAGGCGCCGATGACGACCTCCAGCGCGTAGAGCACGCGCCCGGTCTGGCTGGTGGCCTCCCCGGCCAGCGGCCACGGCGCGGTCAGCTCGTCGTCGCCCGTGGTGTGGTCGAGCAGGACGGTCCTCCCCGTCCCGTCGGGCAGTTGGTAGCGGACATACACGGCGCCGGCTCCGAGGTCGATGCCGCCCCAGTACCGCGGGATGGAGAATACCAGAGTGTCCGCGTTCTGGTCCCCCTGCACGACGAGCCGCCCGAGGGCGCTCCCGTCTAAAATCTTGTCGCTGACTGCTATTTGGTACTGCATGCCTTGCCCTCCGTATCTGCGTTATTCTAGCACGAATCCGTCGTCCGTCAAAGTCCTATGTAGCGCTGGCGGTAGCGTATCGTCGCACTGTTGGACGCCGTCCCATCGGCGGTCACCGTGATGTAGTTGGCCCCCAGTGCAAGCAGGAAGAACGTCGTCTGCGCGACGTCGATGTACTGGAACGCGCTCACCCTCTCGCCGGTCGCCGTGTCCTCCAGTATGACCGACGTGTCGGCCACGCCGGTGGAGATGTGCAGGCTCTCGCCGGCCAGCACGGCGATGTCCACGACCACCTTCTCGCCGGTGGTGAGGTTCTCGACCACCAGCGGCGCGGCCACCGGCCCCTCGATGGTGATGGTCAGCGGGCAGGGTACGTCCCCGCCGTTGACCACCGGCACGCCTCCCGTCTCCAGGCTGACGACCGTGTCCACCCCGTCGGTATAGAGCGGGTCGAACGCCTCGAAGATGACGTGCGTCAGCTGGACCCGTACGCCCCTCGACCCCCCGTCGGGGAGGGTGGGAAGGCTTCGGACCTTGACGCGGTCAAGCGAGCGCCTGACCGGGCCGTCCTCGTACAGCAGCACGCCCATCCCCAGCTTGGGGTTGAGCGCGGTGTTGAGGTCGCGGACGGCGGTCCTGAGGTCGGCGTCGATGACGGCCAGCGTCACGTCCAGCACACGCGGCAGGAAGTAGCTGTCCCCGGTGGCCGTCACGCCGTCCTGGTAGGGGCTCGCCACCGTCTGCTGCACGGCCTCGGCCCCGCCCAGGTCGTCGACGGCCATCCAGCGGTACTTGCTTGCGGCGGAGAACTCCACAGAGCCCCCGCGCGCGTTGGTGAAAGTCATCTTAGCCATTTCCTACCCCCATGCGAGCTGCTTCTCGAGGATGCGCAGCTCCTTCATCGCTTCGGCCGGCGAGCTGACGTTGATCGTCGCGTTGACCACGGCCCCCGCCGCTGCGGGTGAGGCCCCCACGGGCGCGGCCTCCTCGGTGGTTGCGGCGGCCGCGGCTTCGGTGTCGAGGCTTATCTCCTGGATGTCCCAGCGCTTGCCGGGGATGACCCAGTTGATCGCCCGGATCGCGCCGTTTATGAGGCCGACGATCTTCTCGACCACCCAGCCGACCACGTCGGCCAGGAACTCGATCACCGGCATGAGCGCGGTGCCCAGGACGCGGCCGAGCTGCGTCATGAGCGTGACCAACGGCTTGAGCGCCCCGTCGATGGCCGGCCCCAGGACCTCCATCATGCCGCCGAATATGGTGGACAGCGGGTCCATCACGGCCGACAGGCTTGCGAACTGCTCGGCGAGGCCGCCCAGGTCGAAGCTCTTGGCCCCGGTGTACTTGTTGGTGCTCACGTCCCCGCCCATCGCCTTGACGATGCCCTCGGCGAGCTTGGCGAACACGCCGCTGTTGAGCGGCAGCACCGCCTCCTCGTCCCCTCCCTCGCCAATGATCGCTGCGGTGGCTCCGGTGGCGAGTCCGCCCTCGGCCAGCATCGGGACCTTCGGGATGTTCACCCCGAACTTCTTGCCGCCGATGCCCGGCACCCAGTCCGGGATGTCGAAGCTGATCATGTTCAGCCCGTCGACCACAAAATTGATGATCTTTATTATCGTGTTGAGATAGCCCTTGATCACGAAGGACACCCCTTCGAATACTTTCGCCATGAAGTCGCCGATGCCGCCGAAGGCCGCCTTGACGCCCTCGGCCACGGTCTCGGCGGTGGCCTTGATGCCGCCCCACAGGGTTCCGGCGAAGGCGCTGACCTCCTCCCAGTTCTTGTACAGGAGCACGCCCGCGGCCACGATGACCCCGATGGCGATGCCCACCGGACCCAGCAGCGCCGGGATGCCGGCGAACAGGGGACCCAGGATGTGCAGTGCCGCGCTGATCTTGCCGAACGCGCTCACGATGGAGCCGGCGGCGATGAGCAGCGGACCGATGGCCGCGACCACGAGGCCCACCTTGACGATGGCCTCCTTGAGTCCCGGGTCCAGGTTGCCGAAGGCCGTCACCCAGCCGTTGATCTTCTCGACCACCTTGGTGATGGTGGGCATGAGGATGTCCCCCAGCTGGATGGCCACGCCCTCCAGGGCGCTCTTGAGCTTGGTCAGCTGGCCGCCCAGGTTGTCCTGCATGGTCGCGGCCATGTCCTTGGCCGTGCCGTCGTAGTTGAGCGTCGCCTCGCGCAGCTTGTCGAAGTCCGCGGGGGCCGCGTTGATGATGGCGAGCATGCCGCTCATGGCCTCGCGTCCGAAGATGTCGGCGGCGGCCTGCGCCTGCTGCGCCTCGGTCAGCCCCGCGAACTTCTCGCGCAGCATGAGCATGACACCCTCCAGCGAGAGCATCTCGCCGTTGCTGTCGGTCATGCTGACGCCCAGCGCGTCCATGGCCTCGGCGGCCGTCTTGGATGGCGACACCATCGAGGAGAAGGCCGCGCGCATGGCGGTGCCCGCCTGGCCGCCCTTGATGCCGGCGTTCGCCATCAGTCCAACCGCAAGCGCGGTGTCCTCGATGGAGAAGCCCAGGGTGCCCGCCAGGGGCGCCACGTATTTGAACGTCTCGCCCATCAGGGCGACGTTGGTGTTCGAGTTGCTTGATGCGCTCGCCAGCACGTCGGCGAAGCGCCCGGCCTGGTCTGCGCCCAGGCCGAAGGCCGTCATTGCGTCGGTCACGATGTCCGACACGAGGCCCAGGTCCTCGCCGCTCGCGGCGGCAAGGTCCAGCACGCCCGGCAGCGCAGCCATGATCTGCTGGGTGTCCCAGCCGGCCATCGCCATGTATTTCATGCCCTCGGCGGCCTCGGAGGCGCTGAACTTGGTCGTCGCACCGAGGTCCTGTGCGAGCTGGCGCAGGTTCTCGAAGTCGGCCCCCGTCGCCCCGCTGATGGCCTTGACCTCGCTCATGGCCGTATTGAAGTCGCTGGCCGTCTTGACCGCGGCCGCCCCGATGCCGAGAACCGGCACGGTTACGGACGCAGTGAGCGCCTTCCCGGTGCCGGTCAGCTTTTTAGCGATCGTCTCCGTGTCCTTCGTCATGCGCTTCATCGCCTTGTCGAAGTCCCGGATGTCCGCCCCTATCTTTACAAGTAGCGCCATGTTGCGTCCCCTCCCGTCATCAGCCGAAGATGGCCCTCAGCTCCGACAGCTTCCTGCGCTTCTCCTCCGCACTGATCCGCCCGGTGGCGCCGGCCTCCTTGTCGGAGCCGAACACCTTCTTGTTCTTGCCCTTGCGGGCGTTCACATATCCCACCCGGACCGCGGCGGCCACAAGCTCGATGTCCTGCCTGCGCCGCGCCATCTGCCCGTCGCAGACCAGCCTCAGCTCGCGCGGGGTCATCTCGTAACAGTCGCGCCACGGGATGCCCAGCACGCCGGCCGCGACCCTGAAGAGGTCGTCGGGGGTGGTGGGCCCCCCTACGCTTTTTTTTCGTCGTCGGAGGGGAATGCCAGGTCGATGGCCTCGGTGATCTTCTCCCCCAGGTACCCGATGCCGTGGGCGTCCATCACCTCGTCGATGATGTCCCCGGCTTTTGCCAGCGTAATCGCCTTGAAGTCCCACTTGAGGCCCGTGTAGACGAGCACCCGCAGCTCCTTCAGCCCGAGATCGGCGCCCAGCTGGTTGATGGGCCTGCCCAGGAGGTCCTGGGCTTCCACCATTGCATTGGTCCCGAACCTCAGGGTCCGGGGTGTCTCAAGTTCCAGTGTCACTCCCTGTCTCATGCGCTACCCTCCTATCAACCCGCAGCCGCGGGGGTCTTGGTCAGTGCGCCGTCGCCCAGGAGCGAAAGACTGTAGGTCGCGGCGTCGTCGTACGGTGCGTCGATCGGGAAGCTGGTGATCAGCGCGCTGCCGCTGTACTTGTGCCCTGCGGGGGTGGATACCTCCACGGTCACCTTGGTGCCGTCATCGAACGCAGTCTCCAGCGCCAGATATGCCGTGTCAGTCTCCACTATCAAGCCGTCGGCGTCGATGCTCCAATTCTTAAAGCTCGCCTCGTTCTCGCGCCAGTTGTCAGCGCTGTCCTTGGCGGTCACGTCGATGGTGTCCATGTCGCGGTTGAGGGTAGCCCCTCTCTGCCCGGCCAGGATGTCGGTCCCGATCTTGATCACAAAGTCAATGCCCATTGCTCTTGCCATGGTTGTCCTCCCTACTCTTCCGCCCGATAAACGAGCGTTATCGTTCCCCGTACAAGATCGGGGGTCTCATGCAGCACCTGCATGCGTTGTACACGGTGCAGGCGGAACCTGCGCGCTCCGACCGTGAGGTCCGTCGCAAGGTCCGCCTCCAGCCTGCCTATGATGAACTTGACGCGGCGCTTCTTGGTGCCGTCGGCCCACACGTGGACGGTCTCGGTGATCTCCCCGCCCTTGGCGAGCTTGTCGTCCCACGGAATCATGTCGCTGTCACCGATGACCAGGTACGGCCCCGGGACACCTTCCGGCACGAAGTCGTAGGTCTCCTCGGTGATGAGCGCGTCGGCCTTGATCGCGTCATATATCGCGCCCTGAAGGTCATATTGAAACATTTTCGTTCACCAGCCTTGTCATCTCCGCAAGGTACTGCGGCTCGTTCTTTCTCTCCGCGGGTCCCATGAACGGCTGCGCCGTCATGCGCCCCGTGAACCTTCCCGTATTCTGCTGCGTCCTGGGGGCCGTCCCGTACTCCACCAGGTGCCTGTGGCTTCCCTTCAGCCCCCTGGGGTAGACGGTGGCCGCCGGGCTCGCGTTCTTGTTGAAGTACTTCGCCTTGATCGCGTCCCTCAGGTTTCCGGTTCCTCCCACCGGGGCCGCGGCCTTGGCGTCATCTGTGACGTGGCGCGCGTACCGGCGCACGATCTTGTCGGCGTCCTTGTAGAACTGCACGCTGTGCTTCGCCAGCTTGTCCACGGTCTCCTGGAGACCTTCCACGGTAACCTCGGTCATTGCTTCGCCTCCTCGGCCATGACCTCCAGCCACTCGTGGGCCTCCTCCACGTCGATGACGCTCACCACATTGAGCCTGCGCCCGCCGTAGTTGATCGTCATGTCCGGGGTGATCCCTTCCACGTACCGCATGGTAATGCGGTGCGTGACGTTCGCCCGGGCCTGCTGCGCCTCGAAGTACGTCCTGCCCCTCACCGGCTCCACCCGGGCCCACCTCGTGCACACCTGCCCCCACCCGGAGGTCGGCCAGACATCCACGAAGCCGCCGGCGGCGTCGCGCTCCTGGGCGAAGCGCAGGACGGTCACGCGCTTGTCGAGCCTGCCCGGGTCCACGTAGTAGCTCATGCCTCATCCTCCCCCAGGTAACAGAAGGACAGCTGCGAGAGCACCAGGTCGACCACCTGGCGGGTCCTGTCGCTCATGCTGTCGGTCTTGTACCCGGACGCGGCGCTCATGCCGCGCTTGTCGTAGAAGTCCTGGATGATGAAGAGGCAGGCGAGCTTCGCGAGCGGGTTGGACCCGTCGAAGGCCCTGCCGGTCAGGTTGTAGAGAATCTCATCGGCCGCCTTGACAAGCAGTGCGAGCTCGTCGTCGCGCGACGTGTCGTCCGCCTCGATCTTGAGCCTCGTCTTTACTTCTGCCAGTGTAACAGCTGCCATAGGATCCTCCTCTCATGCGAGTGCCCGGAGGCCGTAGGGCCCCCGGATCACGTTGTCGGTCATCAGCTTGCCGCTTCGGTCATCTTCACGAAGGCGTCGGCCAGGGCGATGTCGCAGTCGAACATCGCGGTGCCGCGGAAGTCGATGCTGTTGCTCAGGAAGCCGCTTTCCACAGAGGACTCCACGGTCACGTCCTGGGCCAGGTTGCCCACCACCTTGCGGAAGTCGCCGAGGTACATGGTCTTTGCGGCGACCTTGTCGGAGATGAGGACCTCGAAGCCCATCAGGCGCATGGTCAGCCCGTTCACCATGTCGCGCACAAGGATCGGCTGATCGGTGTCGTCCTTGATCTTGGCGAGGTAGCCGTACAGGAATGCCTTGCTGGTCAGGAACTTGGCGTTGCCGTCGTACCTGGCGGGGAGCAAGGCGATCATGTCGACCACGTTGTCGTAGGTCGGGATCCCTGCTTTGGTGAACTCGATGGCTGCGGTGCCGGCGGTCCAGGTGCGGGCGTACTCGATGCCCTTGGGGTCGCCGTCCCCGTCACCGTTGATGATCGCGTTCTCGATCTGCACGGCGATGTCCTCGGCCAGCATGTCAACGAGCCATGCCTCGAAGGCGTTGATCGCCATGGTCTGGACGGTCTTGGAGATGCGGATCACCTTCATGTACTCGTAGGAACCGAGCTCCACATAGGTGATGGTGTCGGCTGCCGGGGTGACGGCGGCGTTCTCGGTGTGCTTGGCCGCAGCGTTCCTGGTGCCCTCCACTCCGAACTTGACGTTGCCGGCCACGCGCAGGAGAGTGATCTCGTTGAGCATGGGCGCGATCTTCGTCATCTTGTCGAACAGGGTGGTCGAAGTCTGGGTCGGGATGACGTAGGCGCCGCCGCTGGTGGTGCCGCTGTCGTAGGCGCGCTTCTCGACCTCGGTCAGGGCCTTGCCCTGCAGCCGCTTGAGGAAGGCGCTGCGGTACTCGGGAGCGGACCGTACCTCCTCGATGCTCATCTGCTCGAAGTTGCGGGTCTCAGGCTGTGCCTGTGGCTGTGCGTTGAACAGTCCGGCGGAGCGGGTCTCGACCTGGCCTTCCTGGATGTCCAGGATGGTGAGCTGGGTCTGCAGGCTCCGCTTCTCGGTCATCAGCTTGTCAACCTCGGTGTTGAGAGCTGCCATGTCGGCACCATCCCCTGCGAGCTCCTGCGCGATGGCGGCGGAGCGGGTCTGGATTTCCTTCATTCTCTTCAGAATCTCTTCTCGTTTCATTTTTCAGTCCTCCTGAATCTGGATGAGCTTGCATCTAAGTGCAAGCCTTTGTTTTGCAAGGCCGGCCGCCTCCGCCGCCATGCGCTCCTTCTCGGCCTCCGCCTCGAAGAAGCTCCTCGCGCTTATGTAAGTGTCCTGGTACGCCGGGGTGTCCACCGCCGAAACGTCCCAAAGTTTCTTGATCTTCGTGATGGTCCTCGTGTGCGTCTCGTTGTCGTAACTCGACTCCCTGACGCTGAACATGAAGCTCATCTTGTCAATATCCCTTCGCTTAACCAGCTTGTGCAGGTCGTTGCCCGCCGTGGTGTCGGCGAGCTCCGCGCGGATATCCAGACCGGCGTCGCTGATTTTCAGCTCGAGGGTCTTGTTCCGGGTGCGGGCCATGACCATGGTGTGCTCGCTGTGGTTGTACTTGAAGGGAACGTCCGACAGGTCGGCACCCTCCAGCGCCCCGCGTGCTATGATCTCGTAGTACTTCACACTCTCCCACTCGTAGAGCAGCGTCGGGGTGTCGAATACGATGGCGCGGCCCTCGACCACGCGCTCGGACCCTTCGGAGGCCGTCATGTCCGCCATGCGGACCTCGCGGTCATTCAGTTTCTTGATCGGCTTGTCCATCGTCGCCCTCCTCTTCCTTCTTATCTTTCCCAAGCTGGTACTTGCTCGCAAGCTCGTCATCTATGAAGTTGAGCGATACCAATCGTTTTTCTCCGCCGTCCACGGGCGCCAGGTTGAACACCTCGCGGGCCTCGTTTATGGTCAGGATGCCGAGAGGCCCGGCCTCCTTGATGAGCTGTATCTTGGTCTTATTGCTCGCGTACTGCAGGCGGTTGGCCTCGAAGATCACCTCGTTTCCGTAGCCCTGCGAGCGGCCGCTGAACAGCTTGCTGGTGAACTCGGTGGACATCTCAACGGCCATCGGCTCCAGCGTGCCCTCGTAGAAGGCGTTCCACTCGTCCTCGTTGTACTTGCTCTGCACGATGCCCTCGCTAACCCCGAAGTAGTCATACACCGCCTGCTTGAAGTAGCTGAGCTGCTTGTCGTCCACGATCTTGGGTTCGTGCTTGATGTCCGTGTAATCGGCGCGGTTGTCCAGTGCGGCCACCCCGCTCTCATTGCTGATGTTCATGTAGTCGGTAACGAAGTCATCCTTGACCTTCTTCAGGTCCGCCGGCTTGAGCATCGCGTTGACCTTGATCAGCCCCTTGAAGTTGGCTGTGGTCTTTATCGCGTTCGCCACGCCCTGGTCGATGGTGTCGATGAGCGCCAGCTTGCGCACGAACGCCTGGCTGGACTCGCCTAGCAGGTCGTCGTCGCTGAAGAACCGGCGCAGGTGGATGATATCGGCGTACGGCAGGATGACCCGCCTGCCTCCCCCGAAGGTGAACCTGACGAACAGCTCGCCGGTGGAGGCCACCTCGATGAACTCAGCCGACGTACACACCACCGGGTACAGCCCGTTGACCAGCCCCGTGGGGCCGCGGTCGATGTACACGAAGGCGTTGTTGTGACGGTAGCGCTGGGTGATTATCTTGTAGTAGAAGGCGTATGCGTTCATGTGCGGGTTGGGCCTTACCTGGAGCAGCCTGTCGAGGTTGTCCACCGGCGGCACCATCCTGCCGTCAACGCGCCTGATGTGCCTGGCCTTGAGCTTGGCGCCGTTGCGCGCGATCGCGTCGATGGCGCTGCGCACGTGGTCGCTGTCGTAGATGTTGCCGCTGAACGGCAGGAACACGGCCTGGTGGCCGCTCATCGTCTGGAGACGGGTGAAGCCGCCCTGGGCCGCCCGCCCGGGGCGTCCGAAGATGCGGTCGATAAGGCTCCTCTTCTCTGTCAAGGTCAGCCCTCCTCGTCTGGCGCTATCAGCGCCTCATAATCCGCCAGGTGCTCGAAAAGCCCCGTGTATGCAATCAGCAGGCTCACCGCGCCGTCTATGCGCTGCCTGCTCACCTTGCCCTTCACCGGGCGTATGTTCCCGTTCTCGTCGACCTTGGGCGCGACGTTCGTCAGGCACCACTTCAGGATCGGGTTGTTGCCGTAGTTGATGGCCTTCGCCCTCAAATCGGCCCCCATCTCCTTCATGGGCTGGCTGAGCGTCTGGTAGCCCTGCCGGCATTCTGACATAGTGTAGCCCTTCTGCGCCATCTCGTCAACCCAATACTTCGAGTTCCACGGGTCGTACTTCACCCACACCGGGCGGATGTCCCACTCCTCGATCATGGAGTCGTACCAGGCCGTCACCATGGAATAGTCAACCTTGTGGCCCGGGCACACCGTCAGCAGCCCGCGGTCGCGCCACTTGTCGTACGGGACCTTGTCCTCGGCCATCCTGACGGCCAGCGTCTCCTCGGCCATGAAGTACATCTGGATCGCGTACTTCTGGCCGCCCGGTCTCTTCATGAGCAGGAGCGTGGCGCAGGTGAGGTCGGTGGTGCTGGAGAGGTCCGCCCCGGCCACCGCATAGCAGCCGCGCAGCTCCTCCAGGGTGAAGGTCTCCTCGTTGCTGGCCTCGTCGAATGTCAGCCAGGTGCCCGCCACCGTGTCGCGCACGTTGAAGTCCTTGGTCAGGACCGTGGGCAGGTAGTCCGGGTCCACCTTGGCCCGCTCCACCCCGGCGGCGAGCTCGGCGGCGTCCTTGATCGCCCCCAGGCCCGGGTTGGCCTTCTCCCAGCAGCGGAAGTCGGTCCACTCCTCCCGGTCGTCCAGCTCGTAGACGAAGGCCAGGAAGCGCTCGTCCTCCACCCCGCCGTCCAGCACGCGGCAGGCGTAGTCGTAGATGCTGTCGTAGATGCACTCGCGCACGAAGCCGCTGGTGGTTATCATCGCGAGCATCGGCTGCTCGCGGGCGGTCATCGCCTGCTTGATCACGTCGTAGAGGTTGCGGTCCTTGATCGCGTGCAGCTCGTCCATGACTGCGTAATGCACGTTCAGGCCGTCCAGGCTGTTGGAGTCGCTGGCAAGCGGCTCCAGCTTGCTGTAGGTGAGCGGGAAGTACAGGTCGGTCTTGCGCTTGTTCACGTGCCTGCGCAGGTCGGGGCTCTGGTCGACCATGTTCACCGCCTCGGCGAACACGATCCGCGCCTGGTCCTTCTTGGTCGCGACGCTGTAGACCTCGGCGCCCCCCTCGCCGTCGCCCACCAGCATGAAGAGCTCCAGCCCCGACTCCAGCGTGCTCTTGCCGTTCTTGCGCCCAACCAGCGTGAAGATCTCACGGCACCGGCGCAGTCGCGTCTCCTTGTGCACGAAGCCGAAGGCCGCCTGGATCATCGCCTTCTGGAACAGCTCCAGGCGCACCTGCTGGCCGGCCCACCTGCCCTTGCTGTGCCGGCAGAACCGCTCTATGAACTCGATCGGCTTGCTTGCCAGATCCTCGTCGAAGATCCACGGGTCGCGCGGGTTGTCCAGCTCGTCGGCCAGCTTCTTGTACTGCTGCATCAGGCGCTTGCACGCTGCGATCCTGCCCGACTGTATCAGTCCCCAATACTCGCGTATGTAGTTCATCGGCGCCCCGCCTGCTTCACGAAGTCCAGCAGCTCGTCGGCGGCCGTCTTGGCCTCCTGGGGAGGGAGCAGGTCGCACAGCTGCTTGACGGCCGAGCTGTAGTTCTTGATCATCGTGTTGTAGATCTCGACCTCGGGGCTCTTCTTGGTCCCCCACTGGTTCTCCCCGTTCTGGTACTCGCTGACCGTGCCGTGCCCGTTGATGTGGTCCTGCAGGTCCTCCAGCGTCACCGCCATGAAGGCCGCCTGCCTGATCACCTTGTCGGCCATCGCCCGGCGGTCCTTATCCAGGTCCCTGAACACGCGGCCGAGGCGCGTAACCTCCCGCTTGATCCTCTTTTCCTTCTCCAGCTCCATGCTTCCTCCCGGTTTATCCACAAGTTATCCACAAGTTATCCACAAGTTATCCACACCCCCGCCCAAAAATCCCCATCCCGGGGCCTCTGGAGG